GCAAACTGAGTGACATACCAATACGCAAGTTCTGAAAGTAACGCTGGGTCTTCCTTGACGAGTTGTGAAACGTTATCGACATTCTGGAACTCAACAAGTGAAGAAGGGTCATTCGCTAGCCTAAGGCTGAGAACAGCGAGACCTTCACACAATCCCCCTTGCATTGATCTATTGGCTTGCGATATCAACTGCAAGATAACAGGGTACGGTGTGCACTGATTATCAGTTACATCTGAACAAACCTGACTATCGCCGTAAAGACGACGAGACATGTTCACTGTCAGGTCTGCTGGTGCTGAACCACCCTGAAAGTTAGGAAACGAAAATGAGTCGTCCTGTGGACTGAACAGTAGCGAGAAATCCTTTAGAGGCTCTGTGGGGTCTTGGACTATTTCAACAGTTGGGACAGGTTCGTCTACAGGAACATCTTGTTCCTCTCCCTTGTTCCCCTCTGAACATCCAGCCAGTACAAGCAAGCCTGCACTAAGCCACGTTATGAATTTTTTCATCTACAGCGCCTGCATCTCCTTTGATACCAAATAAGCGCTCCAATGCCGACCATTAGACAACCAGCAATAATTATGATTGTTGCTGAACCGCCAGGTGCCCCTGCCATGTCCAGTGAGAAGTTTTTGGTTCCTCCACCCAGTAGATCGTTCTCTGCTCGTAGGTCTGCAACTGCTTCTGTAAGTTGATCGACTTGATACTGAAGCGCAGCCTCCTCATTACTTGATTCCCATAGGAAACCGAAAGATCCAGCAACAGCAGCAGGCAAACCGAGAATCCATGCAATGTTCTCTTTGATTTTGTCAATGACACTCATGGTGTTATCGAATTTTTCTTTAGCCCCCTCAACTTGTGAGTTGGCACCGTCAACCGCTGACTGTATTTGTTGTAAAGTTTCAGTCAGGATTTCGGCGTCTGTTTTGTCATTCGCCATTGAAGGATGGAACCTCTTCCTGCTCTGTTAGCATTCGTAATTCATTTAGTTGATCTTCTGCGTATGCGAGAGCCGCTGCTACATCGTTTAATATAACTGTTTGTTGCTCTCTATACGTTTTAACATTTCCCATATAACTATATTCCCAGTATCTTTTGGATAGGTGTTAGAGCCTCTGGTTGTGATTCAGAAATAACCCTGTATGGTGGGGGAACGATCACGGAGGTAAAGATGAGTGAAGATAAAGAAGTGATTTGTGGAGCAAGTATTCACGAGTTCCCAAAGAAGCAGAAACCAAGGACGGGTGAGTTCTGGACCTGGTTAGCAGACATAGCACCAGACGCTTTGCTGTTTGATGGCCCAGAAGGTTACGGATTCGATAGTGCGATCATCGGAGTAGCAACGAGGATAGGAATGCAACCAGTTGTAGCGTATGAAGAGATCCGTCTAATTGAGTCGCTAATGGATGAAGGCTGGGATTACACAGATGCTGTTGAGTGGTTAGAGATCAACACGAAAGGATCTTACCTAGGAGAGAACACTCCAATCATTATCAACTTGCATGAAGAGTCTCCTTACGCAAATAAAGAAGGCTGGTAAGAGTGAGGCAGATAACTAGCGCTCATAAGAGAAGCGCAACATACTTAGGCTTAGATGCCTCTTGGATGGCTAAGGCAGAGTGCAAGCATCAGGGCTTTGATCAACCTCATAGAAAAAGAAACATAGACATGTTCTTTAGCGAACGTAACCGTCGAAAGATAATGAATGCAAAACTTATGTGCGCTGAATGTCCTGTCAGGTCTCAGTGCTTGCAATATGCGTTGCGAGTCCCATTTGATAATGGCGTGTGGGGTGGGTTAACACCTAACGAACGAATACGTGTTCGTAGAGGTGAAAGAACCCCTGACCACTTCTGGTCAGAGGTACCTTCGTAACACCTCCCTCGCACTAGACGACATTATGTCTAGTTTGTTCACTTTTTTTGTATAGGTCGTATAAGATCTTAAATAGCAGGTCTCGCCTGCCCTATCAGAAAAATCCGTTCAGAAAGCGTAGGCTATAACTATGGCTAATATCCATGCACTAATAACATGGGGAAGCATAAGTATGATCGCACTATTAATATCAGTCTTCTATCCAAACATCAATATCAAAGAACGCGTGTCTATGGCATTGATGATATCTGCAATATCTGCAGGTGCTCTATGTGGATTCACAATGAGCGTCACTTGGGGTCTTGGTATCAGTGCTGCAATACTTGGTACTATAGGAATACTGATGGGCTACGAGGGCGGCGAATAATATGGGTTTCCTGGACGGATTGAAATTCAGCGGGCACGATTCAAAACAATTTTATTACGGAGAGAATGTAGGAAGATCACAACCCATGTCTATGGGTGGCAAAAGACCTGCTTACAAAGACAACTGGGATGTAGACAGGGCTGTTACCGAAGGTAACGATCGCGTTACATGGGTTTTCAAAAGCGTTTACGCTATCGCTGCGAACGCTGCACGACTTCCAATGGAAATAAACAACATGGAAGGTGAAAGCGTAGACCATCCGTTACTGCCAATCCTTAACAGGATGGCTAACCCACATCACGACGCCTACAACTTTAGATTTCAACTCTCTTCACAAGTTATGCTCTCAAAGAGAGGCGCATTCGTAGAAGTCCTTAGAGACAGACTAGATAATGTCATCGGCCTCTACATGTTGCCACCAAACTTCACATACCCGATTCCTGACCCAAAGAAGTTCGTTAGCGGATACTCAGTACAGGTTCCTAACCAAGAAGAAAGAGTGGTCGCACCAGAGAACGTGGTATGGATAAGGATTCCTCATCCAACTGACCCATACAGAGGACAGTCACCTCTCGAAGCATGTGGACTCGCAATCGATATCGACTACTACTCAAGAATCTACAACAGAAACTTTATGATTAACGACGGTCGCCCAGGTGGAATCCTCATGGTCAATGGAGAGATTGACGATGATGCCGCTGATCTAATCAGGAGAAGGTTCTTAGGCAGCACAGGTAGCGCACTCGGTGGCGCAGGTAGGCTCACAATACTTGAAGCAGAAGCAGCACAGTATATTGACACCTCCGCTACCCAACGAGATGCACAATACACAGAAACGAAGCAATTAGCCAAAGAAGAAATTTTAATGGCGTTCGGTGTCCCTGAGTCAGTCATAGGTAACGCAGCGATGAGAACATTCGCTAACGCAGACACAGAACTAGAGGTGTTCTGGCGAGAGACCATGCTCCCTCACCTCATGCTTATCGAACGAGGGCTAGACAGGCTTGACGGTTCTGAAGACTTGATAGTCAAGCACAACGTTGAAGATGTTGCGATACTTTCAAGAGACGAAAGAGAACGAGCAGCCTTTCACTTAGAAGAACTCAAGTTCGGTGCTATCTCAGTAGACGAATACAGGCAGAAGACAAACAGAGACCCTGTAGGCGCTGACCTGCTTTACATACAGGCCAACCTTATGCCTATCGGCGTGACAGAAATAGAAGGACAAACTCCTTCAGAGTTTGAAGCACCCACTATGGAAGACGGTCCACAACCAGACGCACCAGAGAACATAGGTCCAGAACCTGATAACAGGGCTAGCCCAAATCGTGAGCCTGTCGCTATGCCTCCTTCGACCACTGCATCCCTTGACGGAATCACAGAAGAGAAGTCGGAGGGTAAGGAGTCTGACCCTTTAGATAAATGGGGCTTCAAGTTTGGTGACCTTTACATAGATTCTGTAAAGGCTACTGAGATCAGTCAGCGTCGAGCCAGAAACATGGACACGATGATTAACAGTGTCTCCCTACAGATGGTCAACTACTTTCAAAGGCAAAGACGAGTCATCCTAGAGAAATGGAACTCTAAGAAGATACGCGACAAGATAAACAAAGGCTCCCTTGTTAGCGTTAACGATATTTATGATGTTGCCGTTTGGGACCGACAGTTACTGGCTGATTCTAAATCTTGGTTGACTGCAGCGATAGTCGACGGCGGTAACGAATTTGCGCTGATGCTGCAGAAAGAACTAGAACCAGACGAAGACCTTGTTGCAGCAGGCGTCATCGCTGGGTTATCAAGAATGGCTAGCGTAAATCAAACTACAAGAAGCCTTATTGAAGCAATAATCGTTGAGGGTGTTTCCAAAGGCAAGTCAGTAGATGCCATAGCAGAAGATATCAGAGAGGTATTTAGCAAGGCTGTTTCACAAAGAGCCAGAGTTATAGCGTCAAACATGATTGTCTTTGGTGTTAATGAAGGTCAGATGATAGAGGCTTCAAAGAGTGGATTCCAATACAAAGTATGGCTTACTCGTCAAGACGATAAAGTCAGGCAAAGCCACACCAATGCTGATGGACAAGCAAGGCCTCTGTATGATCCTTTCTCAGTATCAGGACATGCAATGATGCACCCTGGTGCACTGACTGCACCTATAGAAGAAACAGTAAACTGCAGGTGCACAATGCTATTTACTAATGAACCTAATCCTGCTGCGATGCTTGAATTTGGCGTAACAGACGAAGTTTTGAGTGATTTACGAGACGCAAGCGTGATCGCTACACTCATAAGACGATCACAGTCTGTATAGATAGACTGAACGCTCCACCAAATTGTCATTAAGACGGCCTATCCTGTGTAAATAGGCTAGGAGGCCGTGTGGATTTAGAATCAAAACAAGCAACAGTCGAAGCGAAAGCAGTAAACGACGCAGAGGGAATAGTAGAAGCAGTAGTTTCGGTTACAAACATTGTCGATAATGTAAACGATGTCATCGAACCTGGTGCTTACTCAGAAACTTTAGAAAAAAGAATTCCTAAAGGCGTTTGGTCACATGACACCACTGTTCCTGTTGCACGAACAATCGCAGCAGAAGAATTACAACCAGGTGATGAAAGACTGCCAACACACTTACTTGAGAAAGACGCTGGTGGCGTCCTAGTAAAAATGCAGTTCAACCTGAACACAACTAGAGGAAGAGACGCCTACGAAGACATCAAGTTCTTCGGCGGGGAACAAGAATGGTCAATAGGCTACTCAGTTCCTGAAGGTGGCTCAGAAATGAAGAACGAAGGAACACGTCACATAAAGAAACTCGACTGGTATGAATACTCTCCAGTTCTTTTCGGTGCGGCTCCTGGAACTAAAACAGTTAGCGTCAAAGAAATAGACATAGACGTCAAAGACGCTGATGAAGAAATCGAAGATGTAAAAGGCCCAACACGAAGCCACAAGACTGGCATCCGTGATGAAGGCTGGTATGACAAGACAGCGTTTAGGAATATGCGCTCACCAGCAGACAAGGCTTATTACTCAAAGATCTTTGCCTATCATATTGATGGGGAAGACCCTGCATATAAGACGAACTACACATTCGTCCATCACTTTGTAGGGGAAGATGGGCGACCAGGGCCAGCGGCACTGGCAGCCCTTCAAAACACTTTCGGTCTTCTAAATGGTGCAAGAAATGGCACCAAATTGAGAGGGTCCGACAGGAAAGGCGTTTATAATCACATCGCTGCACATTATAGGGACGATGGCAGAAAGCCACCTGAACTTAAGTCAGATGATTTTATAGATGCTGTCATGGAAATGAAGGAAAGACTTCCTGAGTTTGCACATGACGAACTGGACGCTCTTAT